TGTAACTGTTTGGCTGTATTCGCCACACACCAAAACTTTAGCCATTTTGTCTTTCCCTTGTCTGACTAAATCACAATACCAAAACGCCCCATAAATGCAAGCGCATTGTTCAAGAATATTGCCCGCACCCCGGCAACAAATGCTCACGCATAACTAGCAACTCTTTTCGTCCCCTCTCCGTTGCATATTCTACAACGGTCCTGCCGTATCTATCCCCAGTATAAATTGGTTGAAAACATTCATCGCAAGAAAACCCTTCGCACTTTGCGCGGTGTATGTCTGTCCAAATCTTGCGAAATTTTTTCATGCTGTTTTTTCTCACACCTGTTCCCCAAAAGTCAACGGGGACGCATGACTTTTTGGGGAACAGGGAGCGCGCCAACAGGAGAAAAAATCGCGCTCTGTAAAATGACTTAATCAAAAATCATTCCGCTTGTAAATGGGGTTGCCGTCCCTCTCGAACGGCAACCCCGGCTTTTTACAGCCTGCCGCAGCGCAAGGGGTTCGCCCGGCTCATATATTGTATCATGGCAAGAGTAATACACAAGATGTTGATTTAGTCCGTATACGGACAATGCGTGACATTGACTTTTCCGGCGCACCTGCCATAAAAGGAGAGCCCGGCACGGATGAGGTGCCGGGCGTTTGTGTGCCAATCCAAGGGCACTGGGCAGGACGCAAGGGGAGAAAGCATCCAAGGATATGGCTACACGAAAAAAGTCATCACGTCAACTCAAGACGAAAAAAGAATACCGCTCCTTATATGCCAAGGCCAGGAAAGCCGGTCTTGTAAAAGACAAGGGCAAGGCGGGATCATACAATCCTACTGAATATTCAAAGCGCCGCTTGCGGGAACTTGAACCGTTCCTGACGGAAGAATTTGGCGTTGTCAAAACGTCACCTAGGATAGCCCGTCAGTATAAGGAACTTTTTGACGAGCGGGCAAGCCGCATAAAAGTTGTGAACGGGCGTGTCATTGTTCCGAAGGCAAGTAATCAGTATGCGGCACTTCGTAAAGGTTTGCCGGTTATCGTCACGCCGCTTCGGAATGGCACTTATGAAGAAATAATTCTTCCTGTTCGTTGGAAAACTATCAACGAACTCCATGCGGCTTTGAAGGATCATCCGGAATGGTCTGCCATGTATCGGGCAGGCGATGAAGAAAGTTACAGGTTTGCACTTGGCGAAGGCGAGCCGGGAAACATGGCCAGCCCTTCGCACGTTGCTTATGAAGATTTGCAGGAAATGATTGATGACTTGATGTTATATGACAGCTTTGAAGGTGAGGGCGCAAATGAAGATGTTAGCGGATGGGTAAAACTTTATCGTGAAAAAGCCGATTGGAAATTTCCAGCATATGAAAAGGAAATGGCAAAGCGCGCGGCTCAAAGAGGCAGGGATTACAACAGACGCAAGAAAGAAAAACGCGCGGAACGTATCGCCAGATTGCCGGAAGTTGAACAGGAAAAAATCAGGCAACGCGAGAGAGACAGGCAGGCGCGCCGTTATGCCGTATACGGAGAAAGGCAAAACGCTGCCGACAGGATGAAGCGGGCAAACAATACCGGGAACATTGAAGAAATTCGCGCGCGGGATCGTGCGCGCAAGAAACAACAAAGGGCAGAGCGCAAAGCGAAGGGGCTGCCGCGTGAACCTAGATAATCGAATTGTTGCATTTGATTTCGAGACGGACCCGTTTCAATACGGGCGTGTTCCGGAACCTTTTTGCGTTGGCATATATGACGGCGAAGCATACATGGAAGAATGGGCCAACGTTGACGATTGTGTTTCTTTTCTTTTGAACGTTGCGGAAGCGTATGACGATGACACTATCTTTTATGCTCACAACGGCGGCAAGTTTGACTTTCATTTCATTATTCCGTATGCGGATAAAATCAGTGATATTGTCATGATCGGTTCGCGTATTGTGCAAATCCGGATAAACGGGAAACTTTTTCGTGACAGTTACAGTGCCGTTCCAGCAGCACTTAAGGCGCATGACAAAGGCGAAATTGATTATCGCCTTATGGAACGTTCCGTGCGTCATCTGCACACGGATATTATTTCCGAATACCTGAAGCGCGATTGCGTCAGCCTTTATACAATGATGACCGCTTTTAGAAACGAGTTTGGAGACAAGCTGACAATGGCCTCAGCCGCTTTAGAGCAACTGTCAAAATTCCATGACTGGGATAAAATGACAAGTGATCAGCAGGACGAGCGGTTCAGAAAATATTATTTTGGCGGGCGCGTTGAATTTTTCGAGCAGGGATATTGCAAAGGAGATTTCAAAATCTTTGACGTGAACTCCATGTATCCGAGTGTCATGCAGGATTACGAACATCCGACTACGGACAAGTTTCACGCTTACACTGGCAAACTTTGCTATAATGACAGAGTGTTTGAAAACTTCTCATTTGCGGAAATAGACGCAACGTCCGAAGGTGCTTTGCCCTGGCGCGACCCTGAAGCAAAAGGGCTTGATCAAAAACTTTTGTTTCCGCACGGGCGGAAAGTCTTTTTTGCATCCGGCCATGAAGTGCGCATGGCAGTAAAGCTAGGCGCTTTGCGTATCCACCATATCAAGAAATGTTTTGTGCCCGACAAGACTTCAAACTTCAGAGCGTTTATTCAACATTTCTATCATGCGCGTCTGAAAGCAAAAGCAGAGAAAAACAAAACGTATGATTTGTTCTATAAGCTTGTGATGAACTCCGCATACGGAAAATTCGCGCAAGACCCTTCAAAATTCAAAGAGTATGCTTTCTTTGACAATGAGTTGCCGCCAATTCAGGACGGATGGGAACTTGTCTGGAAATCCGTGGACGGATTAAAACGCATATACAAAAGACCTTCCCGGCAACCGCTTTTCACCGGGCGAAAGAACGTGGCCATTGCCGCGAGTATTACAGCAGCGGCTAGGGCTGTTTTGCTGGAAGGTTTGCACAATGCAACACGTCCTGTCTATTGCGATACAGACAGCATCATATGCGAAAATCTTACAGGCGTCAGGTTGCACCCAACCGAGTTAGGCGCTTGGGATTTGGAAAAGTCAGGGGACGGAATATCTATCGCCGGACGCAAGCTATATGCGTTGCACCAAGGCACTGCTTATAGTAAGATTGCGTCGAAAGGTGTTCGCGCTACAGGTGAAGAAATAGCCCGGATTGCCAAAGGTGAGATATTGGAATTTCGGAATGAAGCGCCAACTTTTACGCTTGGCAAATCACCAGATTTTGTAACTCGAAACATACGGATGAAATAATGTCTTATGACTTGCTGGAAGCATGGGAAGTTTTGCCTACAGGCACTTTTGCGCCCGTTGGATATGGCTGGAGTTTTGGTAGCACTCCGGAAATTGTTGCGGGTCAACAGCGTTCCGGAACGCGATGCATGTTTATGAGCGGTGTTGCTGACTTTGCAACTTTTCCGCTTTCAAATACAAACGAAAAAATTGCCGGTTTTGCCTGGAAATATACGACTTCGCCTAGTGACGTTGCCAGAGCAAATCCGATAGCCTATTTCACTTTTGCCAGCAGCAGCCCGGTATGGATCAGGCTCAATGGCTCAAGCAGAATTTCTATCATGTTTGGGACTACCCAACTGGCGAGTGGCACAACTGTTTTAAATGTGTCAACTTATTATTTCATCGAATTGCACGTCAATCGCAGCACGGGTGACGTGAGAGTTTATCTGAATTTTGATGGTGTAGGATCGCCTGTTGCAGAAGTGAGTGCAAATGTTGGTGCACTGACAACTTTTGCTACATTTCGTCTCGGATGGTTCAACACCATTTCCAGCTCAAGCAATACAGACAATTATATAGATGACATTTACGTCTTTAATGGTTCTCAGCCATTTGGGGACAGCGCTGTTCTGTATCGTTTTCCTGTTAGTAACAACACGCCGCAGGACTGGGTTCCTTCGAGCGGAAATGCTTGGGACAGAATTGATAATGTGCCGCTTGATCCGGCTCAATATATTGAAGCTGCCGCTGCGAATGATAAGTCAAACTTCAATTTTGCCGGGTTTTCACAGACAATTTATCAGGTTTATGCAACGCAGGTTGTCACGAATTGGCTTCGCACGGGAGCAACGGCAGAAACCGCGCAGCAAGGATTTAACATTGGCGGAACAGATTATTACGCTCCGCCGCGAACAGTGCCACAAACAACTGCCGAATGGGTCAGGGATATTTTTCAATTGAACCCGGCAACAACGTCCCAGTGGCTTCCGTCTGAAATTCAGACGGGTTCTGTTGGCAGTCTTTTCAGGGCAACATAATGGCAACGAGAGACAGGCAGTTTTCACTTGCCGCACACATTACAACCGTCTCGGATATTCGCGCAAGGCAGTTTGCCTTGGCCGCGCATGTTCGCGTCACGCCCCTATCAGCGCCTATTCAGGCGCGGCAGTTTTCGATTTCAACACATTCCAGAATTATCCCACGGCGCAGGGTAATAAATCCTACAGCTTCAATTGCGCTATCTTTTCCGTATAGAACCAATCAGCCGAATGAGGATGAACAATGACAGTAGCAAGCGGTTTTAATCTGACAGCCGTTCCCCTATGGGACAACAAACCGATTTGCGATGAAAAACCGACAGCGGTTGCTATCGCTCAAAACTTCAATGGCGTTGATGAAGCGTCAGTGAATTTGTATCAGTTGCGGGAGCAACAAAGGATTACCGCAATTCGCGGATGTTTCTTTGACAATTCGCGTAACGGAACTGACGTTACTTTGACAGCATTGAATACGGGCCAGACGCTTATTTTTCCGGCAAACACTCAAGGTTATATGCCTTTGCTTTTGAACGAAGATGCAGAATTTACGCTTTCGACGGTATCGGGAACCGGCCTGTTCAAAATGACTTTGCTGAACTTCATTGTTCAGCCTCAAATATGGAGCGTGTAAAATGTTTGAAGGTGCGATGCGTTCTTTGTTCAGTATACTGAACGTTGATCCTGAAGAAGTAAAAGCAATGGTTTTCAATGTGAGTGAAGGCGTTACAAAAATGGAAGCGTCAATCACACGTATTGAAAATGGAATTACTGACATTCAAAAACGAATGACGGTAATTGAAGAAGTGTTGGAAATTACAGCCGAAGAAATTGAAGGGAACGGCCATGACAAAGAAATACAAACCGGAAGAAATTCTAGAACTTATTCGTCAGGAAGCTGACGAACTGGAAAGCGCCGCTAAGGAATGTGAAGCGGACGAAATTGAACCTCTCATTACGGAAATTGAAACATGGCTACAGGACTTTCAAGACAATCTGCCCTTGCCGCTCTCAGAGCAGGCGCAACCATTGAAAGCGAAGGTGGAAGCGGCGTTGCAAAAATTGAAACGCAAGCGTCCAAAAGTGAAAGCTTGGAAGGGAGCGGAAATCGATCAGCCGGAACCCATTCCGGAACCCATTCCGGAACCGGGCCAGCCTCCCCAGTCACCGCCTTCGCCGCCCGAACCGCAGAAGATTACAAAGGTTTAGAAGGAACGAGGCCGGTTTACGGGAGACATCCGAAAAACGGCGAACAGGTCGAGATTGATTATTCCCAACCAGGTGCAAGTGCGGAAGCGCCGTTTGGGTTGCTGCCGGATGGTTCACCGCGTTTGCGGCGCTCGAACAAAGCCGGGCGAAAATCGTCAGCACCCGGACAATCTGCAATCAAGAATGATGCGTCAATTTCCATCATGGCTGACGCTATCCTTTTTGTTCACACGTTTGCGGCAGGAATGACGCAACACGCACACTGGCAAATGTCACAAGAGGAAGCCAGAAATTACGCTGATGCCTTGACAGATTTGCAAGCGGCGTATGGTGTGGATTTGTCGCCTAAACAGGCGGCATGGGCAAAGGTGGCAACTGTCATCGGTGTTCCAACAGCCATGCGCGCGTATGCATCCATGACGTATCGTCGTCCCATGAAACGGGTTGACGTTCCCAAACAGGATAGTCAGCCTAAAGAGCAACCTGAAGCCGCTCCCTCTCCGGCTTCCAGACCTGCAAATTTCAAAGGGCCGCAAACGCCTTCTGAATTGTATGCGGTAAGTGGAGGTAATTTCCTTGACGGTCTCACTTCCGGCGCGGAATGAACGCATATTGATTGTTGGCAGGACGGGAAGCGGAAAGACAGTCTTTGCTCTTTTCGTTTTGTCACAAGCTGATTTTGATTTGAAGCCTTGGATCGTGATCGATTTTAAAGGCGACAGCAATTTGAACAGTATTCAGGGTGCAGAATATATTTCGCTTTCTTCTCCGCTTCCAAAGTTTCCTGGCATATACATACTCCGCCCACGGATTGATCAGAAAGGCGAAGTTGAAAACCTGTTATGGAAAATCTGGGAAACGGAAAACATTGGCGTCTTTGTCGATGAAGGCTATATGCTTGGCCAAGGCGCAAGCTTCAGCCCGGCGTTTCGGGCTATCCTGACGCAAGGCCGGTCAAAAAACATTGGTGTTATCCTCAATTCCCAGCGTCCTGTCTGGCTGGATATGTTCGCAAAAACAGAGACAAATAAAATTGCCATGTTTCACCTCAATTCTGCCAATGATCGCAAGACAATGGCGGAAATGATCGGGAGCAAGACAGGCGTTGACGTTCACGAAAGACTTGACAAATACCATTCTATTTACTATGACATTGACACGGATACTGTCATTGAATTAGGCCCGGCACCCTCTCCCGAAGCCTCAATTAGCCTGATTGATTTGCGTCTTGAACAAATCAAACAGGCAAGACAAAATCCGGTTGTAAACAAAGCAACGCCTAAGCGTTACGAGAGGATATAAAAATGACGCTGATTACTCCGTCCCTTGCAAACTTTATTACGCTCGCTGTTATGGTGGCTGTAATCCTGATTGCATTTGGATTTGCAAAACGCTTCATGCCCGCGAAAGGCTAATCAGTATGCTGATTAACACGGGAATTTTGAAGTCGCCAATGAATTGGCTTTTCGTCGCGGTTGTTACCGCATTTGTCATCATTGTCATGTGGTATTTCACCACGCAAACAACTCCCAAAGAGGAAATTTAAACTATGGCACAAGCTTCTCAACAAATGTCTCCAGGGCAAGCTAACATTCTTGCTCGGAATATGATCACTTCGCGCGCGCTCAAGCGCACTCAAACGATTTACCGCCGCACGGTTGATCCGTCCACGGAAAATGTTCTCCAAATCCAGCCGCGCAACACCGGCCTGATTTTGGGCTTTCAAATCAACATTCGCTACAACGTTGCTGTTGCAAGTGGTGGAACGCCGCTGACCAGAACGCCTTTTGGACCTTCCAACTCTCTCCGCCAAATCACTTTCTTTGACCTGAATAACAACACCCGTATTCAGACAACCGGGCGTCATATGGCGGTGCTCAATTCCACGCGCGCTCAACGTCCGTATAATGGCGTGGATACGTTCACCGGCTATCCGGTGAGTTACGGCAACCATGATACGAACATTGCAACCGCCGCTGACAGCATCGCAGCAACGGCAAACGCTGATGTTGCTTTCTCGTATTACGTTCCGCTTGCGTATTCTGAAAAGGATTTGCGCGGTGCGATTTACGCGAACGTTGTTTCCGCGACAATGACGCTTCAACTGACGCTCAATTCCAATCCGATTGGTGCGCGCACTCTGGCGAACTGGACAGATGCTGTTTATGCAACTGCAAATGACAGCACACCGCCTGCTAACGTGACAGTTGGAAACTGGACGATTGAAGTTGTCCAGGTCTATTACGATCAGCTTCCAGCGGGTGAACGCGGCGTGATCCTGCCGGTTCTTGACCTGCAAACAATCTATGACGTGAAAAACACCGCAGTCACCGGTATGACGGCTAACCAGGATTATCCAATCGGATATTCCAACTTCCGTGACTTCCTGTCTACGTTTTTCACGTATCGAAACCGGGTTAATACAAACGGCACAATGAACCTTGGTGATTTGAACACGATTGCCCTTCAAAGCGCCAACTATACTGACGTGTTCGAAGTGCGCGAGTGGCTTGCTGATAGCTGGAACCGGAATATCTTTGGCCTTGATCTGCCGATTGGTAGCTGGCTTGTGGATACGCGCGGACGCCCGATTTCAACGCTGCAATTCGGTAACATGGAAGCGGTGTTCAATCTCAGCAACGTGCAATCAGGTGCCAGCATTGACGTTGGGTATGAAGCTTTTGCGCTCACCAATACGATTGGCCAAGCGGCATCCATTGCAGGCGGTGCAGGCTAATTCTGGAATTGTCAGGGTGCGGACAATCCGCACCCTGATTTTCAGTGTGGAGAATTTGAATGTTTGATAGCATCACAAACTGGCTTAGAAATCCGGGTGCAAACATGACCGCATTTGGATGGTTTGCGATTGTTGGCCTGGTGCTGATTTCACTTTTGATCTGGTCTCGAATTTTGAGGATGATTTCCTAATGAATAAATATCTTGTTTGCGCAGCGCTTGTCGCGGTTGCGTTTTTCATCGGACAGCGTAATCCCACGCTTTTCCGAACACCGCCTATGCCGTAAAATGCGCGGCACTGATCAAATCGTTTTTATGCTGATTATCGGATACGTTGTTTATACAACGTTGAAAGGTAATTTGCGTAAGTGGCTGGAAGTTATCGGGTTGCGTGAAAAAGTCACAAGCGAAATGATATTGAAAACCAACCCGTTGTCGGGGTAGAAATGATCCCTTTTGTTTTCCTGCTGATTGGTGCCGTTTTTGTTGTCGCCGGAGTGCGAGGACAAGCGCAACAGGTTGGCGAAATTCTAAAGTCAGATTTTACAGGTCAGCCTAATTATCTGACATGGATTATTGCTGTTGCGGCAGTTGGGTTGCTGCTCACTAATAGCTATACGGAAAAAGTTGGCACCGCTTTTTTCGCTCTGTTACTTGTGGTGCTGTTCCTTTCAAATCGCGGGTTCTTTGCCGAATTTTCCGCACAAACTTTGAGGTAGAAAAATGAAATCTGTATTGGGCGAAATTACAACGATTATTGCAATGATCATTGGTGTTGCAATTCTTGCTGTTATCGTATCTCCGCAAGCGAGAACGTCTAACGTGATCACTAGCGGCGGAAATGCGCTTACCAATATTCTGAACTCTGCCCTTTCTCCGGTAACGGGCGGTGGCGGGTTTGGTATCGGGCGCGGCGCGGGGCTTGGCAATAGCGCCATGTAACGGGAAGTCAATTCCGAAAACTTCCGTATAAGGATAAAAGGAAAATGGCTTTCTATTTCTTCCGCAGACGCCCGCAACCTACGCCAGGCGTAGGCGATATGGCTTTTCTGCCGTCAACAAGTTTGCCGGTCCAATACTTTTTGGCCAATGGTTCGCCTGTTGCAAAACAGCTTAGCCTTACGTCGCCTGCAAACCTGATTGTGATGCCGTCTTATATTCAAAACGGTCTGGCAGGTATTCCAGCCGGTTCTATTGGCCAGCGCCCGCTCGAAAATCTGGAAGATGTTCTATCCGCCATTACAGCCGGTGCCGAAGAGGGAGGTTCTTTCTGATGAAATTTCCAAATCCCTTTAATAAAAAGTATCGCTGGATTTTGATTGGCGGGCTTGGCGTCATCCTTCTGTTTATTCTCATGTCTCGGCGCGGTTCATCCGCAGGCGGACAAGTTGAATATGTCAGCAGCGGACCAAGTGAACAATTGCAGCTTGCGGCAATGCAGGCCGGGACAGCATTGAGTGCACAACAAAATGAATTGCGCGCACTTGAATTTCAGGGTCAAACGCAACTTGCTTTGAACGCTCAGGCTATCCAAGGCGAACTTGCGCTTGCAGGGCTGGATTACGAAGCAAGAAATCAGGCACTCGCGGCTGAACTTGCAGCAATCAATTCCCAGCTTATTGCGCAACAAAATCTTGCGACAATTGAAGCTGGTGTAAGGCGTGAAGAAACACAAGCTTATCGTGACGTGAACTTGGCCAGCATACAAAGCACTCAGGATATGTTTGCGATGCAAATTCAAGGCGCAATGCACGAAAGAAGTGTTTATGCGGACATCATGAATACAGCGGCGCTCACTTCCCGCGACATTGAACTGACACGTATTCTTGCAGACCGCGATGTTACGCTTTCCAGCATTGACGCAAACGTAACGCTTGGTTTGGATAGGAACGCAACTGATCTGGCTATTTCAAGAGGCCAGCAATCCACACAAAGACGCGGGCAAACACTTGGCTTTGTGGGAAGTGTCATAGGTGGCATTGCGTCAATATTCTCTGATGTGCGCGTGAAGAATTATATTCGTCAAACCGGTGAAACACCAAACGGCCTGCCGTGGTATGAATGGAATATTTCAGGCTTTACCCAAGCGGGCGTCATGGCTCAGGAAGCCATGATGTTCTATCCTGAAAACGTCAGTCCTCATTATACCGGTTTGCTCACTGTTGATTACGGCTTCCTTGGTGACATGGGGGCTAATGCAGACGGACCATGAAAAACACATTCTGGATTGTCTTTGCACTGATTATTCTGTTCCTGTTTTTCACAAGACAGGGACAAAACATCACGCGCATTTTTCAGCAGTCAGGGCCATTGAACATTGATTTCGGAAGTGGGGTTTATGAACCCGGAACTTATGTCATTCCTGATTTCAGCGTTCCGCTTGTGAATGGTGTTGCGCTTCCACCGCCTCTCGCTTCGCTTCCGAATGATGAGCCGGGATGTTGCTGCAATCCGTATCCGACAGGAAACGTTTCGCGGCCTGTTGCGCCGTTTGTTTCGCCGTCTGTCATGCCGTCCTATACCCCACCACCTCAATATGTTTCACTTGTCAGACCACCGCCGGAAATTACACTGTATAGCGGTCCTGATTTCAATGAGTATCAGTATTCATGGGGCCAGACTGTTCCGGCGCTTGACAAACTTCCTGTTGGCCAAAAATGGTGGAATGACCGCGCCCAAAGTCTCGAAGTCAAAAGCGGGACATGGCGCGTATATGAACACGCAAACAAGGGCGGACGTTCCGCTATTCTTGCGCCAGGACGATATGACAATGCAGCGCTGCGCTTGCGTGGTTTGAACAAGAATATTACCGGCCTCTATCTCGAAAGGGCTTGAACATGATTGACCTGATTGCACCACTTAAATTCGTATACGGACAAATTCAGAAACTTACTGACGTTGTGCCGGCATCGACAGGCGAAAATAAAGTCACGTTGAAAACGGGTGAGAAAATCACTCAATATACAACCCCGCCAACGCCCGCTGTTTTAGGCTTTGGCGGTGCTCCAAGTGTTGAGGAAATGGGACAACAGATTATTGGTGGAAATTTCCGCACACTGTCACCCGGAAACAAACAGTTTTGGGCATATGATCCGAACACGGATATTGTGCTGGATGACAACGGAAAGGAAATTTACTGATGTTTCGAATATTCAAAAACACAACTCAACCGCCCAACGCGATTGAAAGTCTGTATCAGGCTATTCCCTCAGCCGTTTTAGAACCGCAGGTGGATAATGAATTTTGGCGAGATATTGTAGCTAGCGCAGGAAGCGGGCCTGTAGAAAACGGAATTTTCAAAGCCGTGCAGGAATTGCGTTCAATGCCAGCCCCGATAAAAATTCTTCCGGTTAAATAAAATGTCTCAACCCGGCGCACGAAACTGGTGGGAAATGACGGGTGGCGAACTGGAAGCCATGAACCGCACCCGTTGTGGCGATTTGCCTTTTGGTGGACGCGATGACCCGACTTGCGCACGGTTTCGTATTGAAAGCCTGGGAATAGGCGCTCCGGATACAGACGCAAACAGAACGTCGGAGCCATCGCTTGGAACACGCTTGGGGTTTGCCTTGATGGGTATTCCAGGGGCCGGTCCTGCCGTGCAGGCTGGCGCGGCTGTTGGCACAAGCACCAAGTCTGCCATTGACGCCTATATCCCGAACATCGTCCTTATACTGATTGGGATTGTCATGCTGTTTGCTGGCGTCATGCTATGGGGTAGGTTCTCAGGTGACGCGATTGCAAGATATGGCAGAAAGCTGGCAAGTGAGGCATGAAACTATCGCCTAACTTCACGCTTGCGGAATTGACGCGAACAGACACCGGGTTAGACAACAATCCGGCAAACGCAAATGAATGGGCAAACCTTAAACAGCTTGCCATGAATCTTGAACACGTCCGGGCAATAATCGGAAAGCCTGTCATAATCACAAGTGCTTTTCGATCGGAAGCCGTCAACAGAAAAGTTGGCGGTTCTCTCACGTCGCATCATCGTTTAGGTCTTGCCGCTGATTTTGTAATCCGAGGAATGACAGTTTTTGAAGTTGTCAGTATACTGACTAATTCATGGCTTCACTTTGATCAGTTGATCAATGAGCAAGACAAGGGTATAACTCATATCAGTTTCGCGCATTTGCTCCGGCGTGAAGTCCTGACGCAAAGAGGAGCAAATTTCTTGAAAGGGAATGTTGAAAATGGAAAATGAAAAGTATGTGTTTTCTCTGGTGCCCGATCCTAAGGACAACACAACCTGGCTTGGTGCCGTTGTGGCTGTTTTAGGATTAGTGTTTGGATATGAAAGCCCTGTTGCGAGCCCTGAATTTGTTGCCGGTGCTATTGCAGTCATTGGCGGGCTTATTGGAATTTTTCGGAAGAAAAAGAAAGGAGTCTGAGCAATGCCCATCGTCTACGGTCCACCTAAGAACCAAACGAGTGAAAACAGTAATCACGGAAAGGGAAGTGATGTTAAACCTGTTGAGAAAAAAGCGAGGAGACAAACCGTTGCCCGTTCTAATCGAAGGGCATCTAAAGCATCTTCCTGATGCACAGTATCCAAGCGAACTGGATATGGAAGCGCCGTATACGGACGAAACGCCCGTGACGAAAGCCGAGTTTATTGCGTTCAAAGCAGAGATACTGGAAATGCTTGAACGGAAAAAGCATTAACTTTTTCTCGAAAAAGTGTTTGACAAATAGCCCGCCCGCTTTCATAGTGGGCGGGCTCACTTTTGAGCGTTTCAATCAAGGGAAATGAAAAATGACAGAGACAGTAATCGTCAGCAAACTTGCTGGCAAAACGATGGACATTGACGCCAGCGCTGGCAAAAAAGAACGCACGTTTCTTTACCGGGTTTTTGGTAAAGCAAATGGCGTAAAAGTCTCAGAAAGCCCGCGCGATGGTGCCATCCTGTATGGCGTTACGGGCGACTTCCGCGCAATCGCTGCACACTCGCCAGACAAGGTGTATCAATCGGGTGTGCTGTATCTTCCGCCTGGCGTGAACGAAATGGTTGTGGGCGCTGTTGATACCGGCGCAGTTGATGACAAGGGCCGTCAGGTTTTCACGGAAATCAAGTTTGCTTTTGACGTGTATTCCAAGCCCGCAACGTCTCCGGCAGGATACCAATATGAAGTGCTGCCAATTGTCGATGCAAAAGAAACGGATGTTATGCTTGAATTGCAGAGCGAACTTCCGCCTTTTCCTGTCACCGGAAAAGCCCTTGCAAGTGAGGTGAAAACTGAAAAGAAAACCAGGTAATCAGTGCGCTGATTATTTGGAGCGGCACGGTCTCTGCTAACGCTCACCGTGCCGCCATTTTTCACAAAAGGAAAAGAGAAATGAACATTGATGTTCTATCCGAAAAAGTCAGCCGGTTTCAACATGAAACGATTTTTGGTCTGGATCATTGCGGGCTGATTACAATTTGCGTTGCGCCTGATGGGCTTGCACAGTGTGAACTCGTGCAACTTAACGCACCTCAGCTTATGGCGACTATTGGCCTCCTGGATACGATTAGAAGCCAGCTTGTGCAGTCACTTATGGAGGGAACGAATGACAAAGCGCAAACGTATTAAAGGCAAGATGGAAAACAAAACCGGATTTGGTTTGCAATCCAATTTGTCGATTGGCCAACTTGTATCTTTCAATTCAGGAAGCAAACGCGAAAAAGGAATTGTTCGCTGTATCCATCCGTTTGGAAAAATCGGAACCGTTTATGTAGGAGAATTTAACGGGAAAGACGGATACATTTTGCCAGTCGAAAAGGTGAGGATTGTTTGATATGTGGAGCGGTAAATTTGTTAGAGTCGATACGCTGCAAGTTGGGGACAACTTTCTCACGAAATCAAATCACATTCTAAGTGTTGTCGCCTTCCGAATTAAAGACGCTGAAAAGATTGTTCTTACAACTCGAAATCACTTGACCGGAAAACAAAGGGATGGTGATTGGCACAAAGGCGCCGCAATTTTCAAGGTAGAAACAAGTGACGAATGACGTTGCAATTTTGCTAGGAGCTTTGCTGATATGGACAGCGCTTTATTCTTACTGTCATTCAGTCTCAGCGCTTATGGCAATCAAGGCGATACTCCGGGTGCTGACGAATTGGCTTGGTTTTGTATGCTGGCGTCTGGCGCGCTTTTTTGGGTGAGTTTGTTCGTATGAATTTCATGTCAACCGCTTGGGTATTTCGCGCCTTGAAAGATGGTGTGGAAGTTGGACGGGTCAAAGTGTTTGACGTGAAAGACAAGGAGCGTTCTGCAAAACGCTACTTTAAACGCAAGAAAATTTCTTTTGATACTATCGAATTTTTCAAGGATAGTAATTGACTGTTAAGAAATGTCCTGTAAAAAAGACGCATAGCAGCAAGGAGAAACCGCTATGACTACTCACTTTGGAAACATCGCTTGTAACGCTCGCCAAACCGCCACACAAATGGCTTTTGACTGTTGGAGCCAGCAATACGCCGGATTTGATGTTGTGCGCTACATTGGCGCCCGCGCGATTTGGCAGGTTGTCGCTTATGATAATATCACTGTCACGAAATATAATGTTGATGGTGATAATATGTCACGCGATTATGGCCTTGGAAAAGCCCTGACGCTTGACGCAATTGATGAACACGAAATCAGCCAAGGGGGACTTGTGTAATGGCAAGTCCTATTCACTTCACTGAAACCGCTGCAAAGGCTCAAGAAGCCCGGCGTCTGGAAATGGCGGTAGAACGTGCTCGGAAGGCCGCAAAGGCGTCTGGCAGCAAATGGGCGCGTTTTTGGCGCTGGATGAATAAGCCGCTTTGGTAAGAAAGGAAACCCCACTTGACCCCCAGGCCCGCTCCGTGCCATAAAGGGGGCTCCCGGCGAGGTCCGCACCCGCCACCCCAGGGGCGGCCCGGACTGATAACCGGCTGGCCGTCCGGGGTGGCACCGTCCCGGAATGGGACACCGGCCCCTGCCACATAGCGGGACACCGGCCCCCTGGCCCATAGCGGGACACCCCTTATTGATAGTCGATGCGTCCGGGTCCACTTTACGGCACGGCCCC